GTTGAGTGCCCGGCTTGATTAATTAGTGCCTGCGTCCATGCAGCGCCCGAATTAATCATTTTATCAGTATGCTTTTTCGTACTGATTACGCTCAACCAGACTTAGGTTCTCTTAGAGCCTACGATATTTAGGTCATGACACCTTGGAGTGCTTCACCAGCTCCAGGCTCTGTCGTTAGCCATTAAACAGCACAGACCGGAACAATGGGCAGTGTGGCTAGCATGACAAGCCTTTATATCTTTGTCGAGGTGACAATTACGGGCGCAAGCCCAGGAGAAGTTTTTATGACTACTTATAATTCGGTGTTCGTTTTGGATACCACCCAGAAACCGCTCACGCCCTGCTCACCAGCACGGGCTCGGGCATTACTTCGGGATGGAAAAGCCGCAGTTTGGCGAACCATCCCATTTACCATTATTTTGAAGGTCGCCATGCCGGATGCTGTCGTTAAACCGCTAACCGTCAAGATTGATCCGGGTTCCAAGCAAACTGGCTTGGCTTTGGTTGATCCCGATGGCCGGGTTGTATTTGCTGCCGAACTGGAGCATCGTGGGCAGGCTATTAAATCCAGCATTGAATCACGGCGCTCTTTACGCCGGGGCAGACGCAGCCGCAATACCCGCTATCGTGCAGCTAGATTTGATAACCGTGTGCGCCCTGAAGGCTGGTTGCCACCTAGTTTACAGCACCGTGTTGAAACAACGTTGACCTGGGTTGATCACTTTCGCCATTGGTGCGGTGTTGAAGAAATAGCTGTCGAGCGCGTTAAGTTCGATATGCAATTGATGCGCAATCCTGAAATATCCGGGGTTGAGTATCAGCAAGGTACATTGGCTGGCTATTCGGTGCGTGAATACCTGCTGGAAAAATGGCACCGTAAATGTGCTTATTGTGGTGCTGAGCATATGCCCTTGCAGGTCGAGCATATCCACCCGAAAGCCAAGGGCGGTGTTAATTCTGTTTCTAATCTGGCGTTATCTTGCGATCCTTGCAACAAGAAAAAAGGAACCCTGGACATAGCCGTTTTCCTGAAAAACAAACCTGAACAACTCAAGAAAATATTGGCACAGGCTAAACGGTCATTGAGCGATGCCGCTGCGGTTAATGCCACCCGTAACAAATTGTTTGTTGAGTTGCTTAATACCGGCTTACCCGTTGAAACAGGCACCGGCGCACAATCCAAGTTCAACCGTATCCGCCTGGATTATCCGAAAGCTCACTGGATCGACGCGGCTTGTGTCGGTGATTCAGGCGCTACCGTGACACTTAATCCAGACCTGAAGCCGTTACTTATTAAGGCAACTGGCCACGGAACCCGACAAACTGTACGCTCTGACAAATATGGCTTTCAGCGAGGCGGTGCGGGCAGAGTCAAGCGTGTTAATGGCTTTCAAACCGGCGATCTGGTCAAGCTAAATCAGCCCAAAGGAAAATACGCAGGCGAGCATGTTGGGCGGTTGTCGGGTATTCGTGCAACCGGCATGTTCGATATAAAAACCGAATTGGGCAAAATAACCGCCAGTTTCAAAAACTATTCACTGATTCAAAGAGGGGATGGCTATGCGTACGCACACTAATAAAACCGCCGGGCAAGCAATAAAAGGCGCAGGCGTTCCTGCTTTACACCTGATTTTTCCCCGCGTAATTGCGGATGAAAAAAATCAGGTACGCAAGTCACTGGCGGGTCGCTCCCCATCCGTGGGAGAGCTTCAAGGCAGAGGATTGCAAATCCTTTATTCAGCGGTTCGATTCCGCTTGCCACCTCCAATTACCATAATTTTTCTGCAAAAAAACTCCCCCTAAGATTTGCATATCGAGAAAGACATCTTAAATCTTTATGACCTGTTATTTTTGCAATCTCCAAATCCGACAATGTTGTCCGTTCATAAAACTGACATACGGCGTGCTGACGGTGCGATTTATGATAGAGGGCGGTAATGGTATTACTTACGATCTTTTGAACGCAAGGGGCGATAAAAAGTGCTTCAAAACATTACCTACGATGCTTGCAGACCTAAAGAATATCGATCCTGGCTTGAATCAGGATTCAAAAATCAGTTTTTATTTTGTTGAATAACAGAAAACATCCAAAAACAGGAAGGAATAATGAAGCCGCGCTTTTGTTCAAAAATTGCCGGGACGACGAAGAATTTCGGTTCAAAAATGGGTATTAGACAAATAATCATTCATGGTGGATTGCCTGGCGATAGCCGTAACCCAACGCATCGAGGGTAAATGTTGGGTTACGCTATCGCTAACCCAACCTACGCAAATCAAATATCCACCACAAATCCCGGCAAATCCGGCGCATCGCCGATAATTGAAGATCCCAGCGCCGGGTCAAGGGCAATCAATACTTTTGCTCCGGCGGCGCGGCCGTTAACGCCTCGCACTCTAATCTGTTGACTATCCAGCGTTAGGCATGTCGTAGTGCCGTCGGCATGTTCAAGCTGCACGGTGGCGATAATTTGCGAGGCTTTCGGGATTAACGCCTGAAATTGCTGGTATAAGTTCATCAATAATGCCTCTCCAGCTCTACCGACTGGCTAACTACGCCATAAGCGGCGGTGACGTTAATGCCTGTTACCAGGCCGCGCCAGGGGATAGTGTCTGATACCTCGACAAACTGGCCGGGTTCCAGTAGGCCGGTGGTGTCGTTCAAAGGCAGGTCCAGCGTGACCCGCGCTTGCCTGCCGGTATTCGACAGCACGTTACGCGCCCGCTCGCGTCCGGCATCCACGTAGGTGATCAGGTTGTCGGTGATCATCGGCGCGCTGACATCGCCGCCGGAGCCGGTAATGTTGGCGGATACGGTGACGCCGTGGCTTTGTCCGGAGACGATGACGTGATTGTAAGCCGGTTGCGGGTTGAGTTGCGTCGATAGTGACCGCACCAGGCTGAGCGGGATGGTTTGATCAAGCGTGGCGGCGTTCCAATCCCAGGGATTGATGGGGTATCGCGGCGCGATGTGTACCAGCTTGGCATTGCGATCCGCGTAAGCGCGCGCGCCAACGGTTCGCGCTATCTGCACAACGGCATCAATGGGTGCTTTGTTTTGATACGACCACGCGCCGCCGGGTATCAGCCAATCGGTGGTAAACAACTGCACTAGATTTGCATGGTAGGCCGCGCTCCAGCCGGTATTCAGTAATTCATGATCGATCAACTGCGCGGCGGTTTTTTCATCCGCTTCCAGGTAAGAGCGTAGCGGCGCGTAAGGATAGGCGAATAACGCCAGGGATGAACGCCCGGACGCGGTGTAAGTATGTTCGCCGAACACGCGGGTCTCGCCCCATTCTTCAATCAGGGCGGTTATATAAATGCCGTCCAGTTCAATCTGTATTTCTCTGGGTTCGCCATTGACAGATTCCAGCAAGGCCATTGTTTCCGGGGTTTTCAGATTTAATGTTACGCCCCAGGCCCAACTGTCAACATCGAATTTTAACGTCGCCGATAATACCGGTATCCCGACATTATCGGATGTACGTTTTACGTTGATGGTATGTAGCACAATAGTGGCTCCTGTTGAAATGGTTATACGAGTATTTGATAATGGCCAGGCATAACACGGACGGCCAAAAACCAGAACGGCCCCGCCGATAAAGTCCGGCTCAAGCTGATAAAATGCCAAGTTGGGCGATGCGGTATAAGGCGTCGGCGGTGGTAACGGCGGGTAATGCCAACCACCCCAAAGCCAGCTGTGCGGCGTGCCCTGGTCCCATAAACTGCTTTCCAAGCGGTTAGTATCCGTCGCTATCCCGTAAAGCGATGACCACGCTAGCAAGCGCGTTGACCCTTCGCAATAACGGTAAAGCCAAGCTTTCGGTTTGGCGGCGGGGGCGATATAGGCGCTTGAGCGCTGCGCTTGCAAGGGTTCGGCTTGCCCCCAGACAGTAAACCGATTTAAATGCTTTGCAGGCGCGGCGCTGTAATCCGCTTGGCGCTGCTGCGCTAAAGGTTTACCGATGGCCCAGGCTAATGATGCCGGTTTATGCTGATGCGGCACATCGGTCCAGCCGAATCGGCTTTCGCTGTAGAGCAGATCGGCGGGTTCCATCGCACTTTCTAATTCTGAATAGTGATGTGTGCCTTGTAAAAATTGCCCGGTAGTTTGCAAATAAGCATTCCGGCCGGCATTGTCAACGCCGGAGCGGCTTGCTTCAATACCCCGGAAAACGCCTGCTTCAAAGTGTGATTCACCGGATATACCAACATCACTCAACGTAAAAGCGGCGCTAGTCAGGTAAACATTGGGTATAAAAGCGACAGATCCGGCAATAATGACTTGATCTGTAGTAAATGCACAACCGGCTTCAGCATATTCAGTATAACCGGCAGGCGTTGGGTTAAAATTAAGTTCTACCGCATTCCCTGACGGCGGCGTATATAAACCCTGAAATATTAAATCAGCCGGTGAAACCGGAATCGAACAGGTGGCAGTTCCGGTAATCCCAACCTGGCCGGTAATGAATGCGCAACCGGCCTTGGCATTGCCAATAGATGAAGGGTTAAAATTAAAATCAACCGCATTCCCTGACGGCGGCATGTATAAACCCTGAAATATTAAATCAGCCGGTGAAACCGGAATCGAACAGGCGGCAGTTCCGGTAATCCCAACCTGGCCGGTAATGAATGTGCAACCGGCCTCGGCATTGCCAATAGATGAAGGGTTAAAATTAAAATCAACCGCATTCCCTGACGGCGGCGTGTATAAACCCTGAAATATTAAATCAGTGGCCACCTTATGACTCCGTTCAGGGCAGGCATTAATTTCCTTCCATAATCACCAATGTTGCAAACTTCACAATACCACCCTGATAAATATGTGTTGCCGGAATACCGGGATTTTCGCTTATCATCTTGACCGGCCCCGCGCCTGCTTCATCAGTGACATCCATATCAATCACCCAGTTGCCATCACTATCATAAACGCGCACCCAGTCCGCATCGCCGGTATTATCAGCCAGACTGTCATCGGCTATCGATGAAAAGGTGAGCGCGCCGTTGACGACCGTCCCGGCCGGATCAGCGCAGATCACCGTCGCTAACAGCATTTGCGTGGTAATAGCCGCGCCCGCTGCCGGTCTGGGCGTAGTTAAAAAGTTGATCGTGCCGGGGCCTGTGCCTGCGCCGATGGCGTCGCTAATCGCCTGGCTGCGGGCATTGCGTAAAGCGGGAGAAAAATTAGTTGCGGTCATTAAATTGCTCCAGGACGAAAAAAAAGGCGGGCAAAAAAGCGTTGCCCACCCTAAACCGCCCTGACACGCGCGGCGATAACATCATTGTAAGCACCTGTGTAATCGGTGCCGGTAACAGTAAAGTCAATATCCGTCCGCAGTCCAGGAAAAGTATAACTGCCGTCCCCGGCTGCCCAGGTTTCTCGGATTAAAATGCCGGTTTTGGCATCGTAAAGCCGCACCAGGCGTTTGCAGGGGGTAGCGCCTATTTTTACCATACCCTTTATAGCGCCTGATCCGCCATAGTTTGGATTTTTATAACTATGATCGGCCTCCAGGGCTACCAGAATTTGAATGCCTTTCTTGGCCAGTAAAGACCATTGAAAAGCGGATTTGCCGAGCGCAACCTGGATTAAGCCGCTGCTGCTCATCGCCAAGGCCCGTCAATATCAATATGGGTTTCGCCTGTATTATTTCCTGAATAAGATGTTCTTATTGACAATAGACGCCGGGAAACAGGCGATACATCAGCCGCTAATAAAGTTAAATTTCCCAGCGGACGTATTTGTAACGGTTGCCAGATTGGTTTTAGTTGTGAGCGCAAAACCAATGTATCGCCGACATAAATCGGGGAAATATAAAGCCCATTATTACTG